CCGCCGCCGAGCCAGTGACCCGCGCGGGGCTCCCGCCTACACCTGGCACGGCGGGCGTGCCAGGCGCATAGCTCGCCACGAATAACCCATAGTCGGCGCCGTTGTAGGTCAGTAGCACCGGCATGCCCACATACGGGGCCAGCTCGGCTACCGCGCTACCGGCGATGACGGAATAGAGGCCGCTGGTGGTCGCGGTAAAGGTCGCCGCCACCTTCAGCGTCAGCACAGCGCCGACGGTCCAGGACGCCGGCATGGACGTGGCCGGCCGCTCCTTGCCGTTCGCATCGGTGACCGTCGCGTTGTTCAGCGTCAGCACGTTTCCCGACACGGTCACCGAATCGGCGTTGAGGCTGGTGGCCACGTCCGCCGTGTCGCTCAGGTCCAGGCCGGCAGTGCCCGACGCGGTGGCGCCGACCTCGGTCGAGTTGACCCAGTTCTCCGAGCGCACGTCGCCGCCCACGTCGGCGCCCGGCGGGTAGATGGTCATCTCCACGTCGCTGCCGAAGGAACTGATCGGGGTGTTGCCCAGCCGCGCGGAGCCGACCGGGATCACATGCCTCCCTTTGCCCACGCACACGAACATCTGCGTGCGGTAGGTCTTGCCGCCGACGAAGCGCGACACCGGCTGCACCAGATAGTCGGCCCAGACCCGGCACCGCCCCAGGACCTCCCGTACGGGGCTGCCAAGGCGCGCGGAGTTCGCCCGTGCGGTATCCAGGCTGAGCGTGTCGCCCTGCCCGTACCGGCTGCCCGAGGGCATGGTGGCCACCATGTAGATCGCGTAGGCAGCCATGACGGCCACCACGACCCAGTAAACTACCGCGGCGGCGCCTTCGTAGTAGGGGATCGGGTAGATCCGCACGTCGCTATCGGCTTCGATCCACGTAGAAGCCCACGCATCCGCCGGCACTGCAGCGCCGCACACCTCGACCTCGATCGGGTGGGGCCCCTCGCTCGCGTAGCTCGGCACGTTGGAACGCAGCCACCCATCGATCGTGGTCCTGCCGTGGCGATGGGTCTCCAGCGCCTCGCCCGGCATGCGTGAGGGGAAAATCTGGATCACGCGTAGTACTCCACCCGATTGAAACGGCACTCGAAGCGGGCGACCGGCAGCACGGTGACGTTGCGGCCGTCGTTGCACTCCAGCGCGCACATGCGGCCCTCGACCTCCACCAGCACCGCCACGTGGGTCACCACGCTACCCTGATAGCAGAACGCCACCGCGCCCTCCACGAGGTCGCTGCCGGCGTGCTGCAGCGCAGCCTCCTCCGCCAGCTCGGCCAGGTCAGCGCGCGTCGCGCCCGGGTACTCGTCCCATGGCGCGAGGCCAAGGTCACGGCGCACCTCGTTGACGACGCCGTAGCAATCCAGCTCCGGGAACTTGCGGCCGCCGCTGACCCAGACGACGTCCAGGTACTTTTCCAGATCGATTTTCATGTGATGTAGCGCAGCCCCGGGTGCTTGGTGAGGTTGAAGCGGTCGCGCGGCCAGGCCGTGTCGAGGATGTTCATGAAGCCGGCGGTCACTTGGACCTCCGTTGCGGTCCACTGCCCGCCCTTGATCACCATCGACAACGGCTTCTTGGCCGGCGCCAGCAGGTCGTTGCTCAGGTAGATCCGTAAGGTGACGGTCATTTCGAGCCGGGCCGCCAGCGCCGCCCGGATCTCGGTGCTCACCACCCCATCGATGTTGGTCAGTGCGAAACGGAGGTCCTGGACCCCATCGGCGTTGCGGGAGGGCGTTGCCACATCCATGCCGCAGGCTTTGAAGATCACCGTCTGTCCCGTCTCCAGCACCGCGGTGATGTCCTCCCAGCCCTTGGTGAGGTAGTGCGTCTTGCTACCGACCGTGATCGCCAGGGTTTCGTGCTCCACCTCCGCGCCGCCGGAGGCGTATAGCCGTTCAAGAATGCTCATGGCCTGGGCCACTCCCTGTTTGCAGCCAAGTCGATGACGTTGGCCTGCAGGAATCCTTCGGGATACTCAGACCAGCCGTCTGCCAGCAGCGGCCGGCTGTAGATCTCCAGCGGTGCCGTGATCAGCCACAGGTTGCTGTTGGTCAGCGTCGGGCCGTCGTAGATATCGGTGAACCGGCTCTTGTAATAGTCCATCCCCAGTGGGCTGCGCAGACGGCACGCGAACCACGCAACACCGTCGTTCAGCCCTTCCTGAAACCACTTCTCGAACAGCGCGGCTTGCCCGTCGTTCAACAGCCAGCGAACCTCCACGTTTGTCGGCGTGGCCGTATAGGCGCGGCGCGGCATCGATCGACCACTGACGAACGTGGACCGCTTCAGCGGCGAGACGTGGCGCAGGCCATAGCCTTCGCGCAGCGGCTCGGGCAGCCACTGCGGTTGCATGATCAGCGCCATTACCCGACCTTCCTTCTGACGTTCCAGTTTGAGCGCATGGCCCGGGACTGCGGCCCAGTGCCAGAGGTGGTATCGGCTACGCGGTCTTTCCGCGCCATGGTCACCGCCCTGACCACCGTCTGCTCCATCATCAGCCGCTCACGCTCACTGAGCGATCCATTGACGTTGAAGTTGAACTCGTTGGTGTCGCCACCACCGCCGCCGGTGCTGGTATCGCGGGCCACCCGCTCCAGGGTCGCATCCAGCTTCGCGCTGGTGGCCGCGGTAGTGACCCGCTCGCCCTTCTGCAGCAACCAGGTTCCCGTCTCGGGAACGCTGTCGATGCCGTCGTGCGCCATGCCGACAGCGGAGATGCTGGAGATGATCCCGGCCGTCGCCGCAGCGACGGATGCGATCGCGGCCAGATTGGCTGGCCACGGATTCTTCGCCGCCTCGGCCATGCCTGCCTGGATCGCCAAGGTTGCCTGCGCGATCGCGGCCGCCTTCTGCGCCACGAAGGCGACCTTGTACAGCGCAGACTGCTCGCCGAAGCTGTTGCGCATGATGTCTGTGACGCTGCCGAGGCCCTGCTGTGCAGCGGTCAACGTGACCTGCCAGCGGGAGTCTTCCAAGGATTGCAGACGTTTCTGGTGCTCGGCCCTCATCTGCTCTTCCTGAGCATCCCATTCGCTTTCGAGATCCGCGCGCGACTGCCGGTACTCATTCAGCGCTTCCAGCTGTGCCTCATACCTCGCGTTCTCCTGCTCCATCGCCTTGTCGATCTTGGAGAACTCTCCGGCCGCGCCGCCATACAGCGCATCAGGCCCAGCGAAGCCGTCTGCACCCGTTCCACCCACCTGGTCCAGCGCGCGTCGAGCCGTAGCCGCGTAATCCGAATCATTCGCCGCGCCGGCCGCGGCCGCCGCCTGGATCACCTTTAGCCGCTCGCGCGCCAGGTCGACGCCCAGGCTGTCCTCTCGGTTCAGCTCCTTGCGCAGCTTGGCGAATTCTTCCGTCGCCTTGGCGGCCTTCTCATTGGCGTCTTTCACACCGTTGAGCCGGTCGATCTCCATCGCCCAGCCCCTAAGGGTTTCCTGTTGCTGGGCATTGAGACCCCGTAGAGAACCAGTAGCGAGCTCGAAATTAAGCTGCTGCAGCTCCGTGGCTTTCTCGGACCTGTCCGCGCTGGTGTCGAACAGCGCTATCTGGCGCTGGTACTGGAGACCTGATGCTTCGTAGGCACGCATCAGTTGCTTCTGCGCGGCTGCCCGCTTCTTCGCATTCTCGGCATCGGCCGCGGCAGCAGCGGCAGCGGCCCGACCTGCGGCATCACCAGTAACGCCGGTCGCCGGCACCAGATCCGTCGCCTTCTGTGCCCGTGCTGCCTGGGCGGCCATGTCCTGGGCCAATGCGAGGTTCGCCTGTTCCTGTGCTATCTCACCCTGCAGCCGCTTGATCACCGTATCGGGCGTGCTCAACAGGTCGGACGGGATCAGCTCCTTGGCATTCAGCATCGATAGCCCCAGCGTGCTGCGAGCCTTCTTGACCGCGTCCACCGTGTCATTCAGCCGCTTGATGCGGTCCTCCACGCGGACCGTATCGAACGCATCGGGGCCGTTGAGCCGCGCAGACAGCTCCTCTGCGACGAATCCCGTGGCGCCGGCGAATGATGCCGTGAACTTTGCCAACACCCCGATTGCCTCAATGGCACCAGAGATGATGTTGTTGAAGCCCTCGCGCACCTGGGGATCATTCAACGTGGCAATCAGCGTATTCACGGCCTCCGTAGCACCAGCCAGGCTTCCATCGCCGCCAGTGGTCAGGTCGTTGATAGTGTTCATCAGCGCTGCCAACGCGCCACCGAAGGTATCCCGAGCAGCCTGGGCCGCGCCGCCGTACGATTCCTCCAGGATCTCCAGAATCATTATCTGGGCTTCACCCTCTTTGCCGGCTTTCACCAGCTCGTCGATGGTGCCGCGCACTTCCTTGGTGAACGCCGCGCCGAAGCCCTGCTGCGCGAGCGCTGCCGCGGCCTTGCTCGGCGATTCCAGCGCGCGACCAATCGTCTCGGCCGACTGGCTAACGCTGATGCCCAGGCGTGCCGACTGATCGATGATGGCCTGCATGGCGCGGGGGATGTTGGTCCCTAAGATGCCCGAGTACGAAAGCAGACGGGTCTGGGCTTCCACGATCTCGCCACCGCTGAGGGTGGACTTGGCGGACAAGGTGTCGGCCATATCCAACAGCTGCTGCCGTGTGTAGCCTGCGGCACCGCCGGTGGAACGAATGATCGCGTCGAGCTGGGCAATCTCCCGTTCCGCAGCTACTGAGTTTCGGGCGATCAGCACCACCGCGCCGGCGATGGCGGCACCGAGCGCAACGCCCGCCATCTTCGCTTCTTTCTCGAGGTTCTTGCGCCATTTCTGCGCCTGGCGTTCGGACTTGTCCAGGCCGGACGCAAAGCCGCCGATCTCGGCAATGACGTCGATGGTCAGCGTGCCGAGAGAACGTCGTGACATGTGCAGTTATCCCCAGCTCGCCATCGCCTCTTCAAGGCCGATCGGCTCCGCTTTCTGGTATCGAAGGAAGTCAGTTACTTGGAATGCCGGGGCTGACGGCTTGCGCTTGCTGTTGGCGAACAGGCTGGCCAGCAGGCCAGCGTTCCAGTCGGCACGCATCATCGGGTTCAGGCCTCCGTGGCGTTCCCGGTATGCAGCCCAGAGCCTCACCTCGCGAGCGCTTAGGCGTTCCTTCGCCACAGCAATGGTTTCGCCGCCGATGCCGTTAAGCACCAGCTCGCACCAGAACTCGTCTTCCGGTGTTAGCTCGTAGCTTTTCCCAGCGAGTTCACCTCGCCGATGGCGCTCAGCAGCGCCAGTGTCAGGGCGCCGTCCAGCGCGCCACGGTCCGCATCGGACGCTCCGGTGATGTCACCGACGGTGAAGACGGGCTTGCCGTCCTCATCGCAGATGGAGGCTGCGATACGGCCGGCCACGCTGTCCTCGCGTCCGCCGGCGGCGAGCACGTCGGAGATTGCGGACTGGAAACCCAGCGGCCGCACGAACACCGTGGCGGTGAACTCCTGCTCGCCCTGGCGCCAGCTGATCTCCTTCTCGACCGGACGGCCGGTGAAGGCTCCGGCCTGCAGCAGACCGGCGATCGACAGGGATACCGCCGTGCTCTTCCGGACGGACGGCGGTGGCACCGCCCGCTTCCGGCTCTGGGTCTTCGCAGCGGTCACGGGGTGGCCTCCTTACGCAGCCAGACACCTGCACCCGAGCGCTGCATGCTTGCAGCCGTGGACACTACTGCATTCCCCTGGAAGTCGAAGGGGAAGTCAGCCACGTAGGCGTTGAAGATGTACCAGGTGCGCGTCTTCGGGAGCACCATTTCGGGCTCTTCGCTGCGAACGGCCGTCGCTGCCGCGCCAGTTCCGGCACCACCGGTGAAGGTGACTGATGGAGCGCTGGTGTAGCCGGTGCCCGGGTTGGTGACCGTCACACCGATCACTGCGCCATCATCAACGATCGCGGTTGCGGTCGCGCCGGTGCCACCGCCGCCGACCAGAGCGACGGTCGGAGCGCTGGTGTAGCCGGTGCCACCGCCAGTGACGTTGATGGCGCGGATGGAGCCGCCCTGAGCCAGCGTTGGCTCGATATCCACGCCGTCAGACCACCCGATCGCCCACTGGGTCAGCTCATCGGAATCGTCCTCACCGAGCTGCCACATGAGGTAGTGGCTATCGTTGCGCGGGTCAGCGTTGATCGTGACCGATGCTTGGCCCGGCGTCCGCAGGCCCTTCTTGTAGGACCGTGCCTTGGTCTCGGACAGGCAGGTGTCTTCGATCTGGTCCGCCGGGTTCGCGCCGGGGTTGAAGTTGGTGATGCACTCGATCTCGCGGATCTGGCCATTGATCAGGCCGTACAGCTGGGTGCCTTGCGTCAGCATGCTCATGAATGTCTCCCTGCGGGCATAAAAAAACCCCGCAGTGCGGGGTGTGGGTGGGTGAAACGGACGAACGTCTTCAGCGCGGCACGAGCCAGTCCACGTCAAACGAGTAGCGGTACAGCTTGGTTTCGGGGTCTTTCACCTGATCGCCCCAGCGGGTTACGTAGGCCTGTCCCTCTATCGCGTCGCGGATCGCCCGCGCCGCCGGCAGCAGCGAGACCGGGTCGTCGCTGTAGACGTCGATCTGCAGCGAGTACCCGTCCACGTCAGGGCGGTCCCCCAGGTACTGGGCCGCTTCTCCGCCGATGGTCTGCCAGACGACGTAGGGCCGCGCCGGCGGCTTCTCTACCAGTCCGAACGGATAGACCCTCGTCGGGCTGGTGCCGAACAGAGCCTGCACCGCCGCGCTGGCAGTGCAGGCTTGGAAGATGGGGGCGATCATTTCTTTGCTCCCTTCGCCTGCTTGGCAAGCACGCGATCGAGCGCACGGTTGAACTCAAGCGCGAAGGTGTCAACCGCCTTCTGTCCGGCCTGCTCGGCTACCGGCCGCAGGAACGGCCGGGCCGCCACCTTGGCCGTGCCGAGCTCGACGTGACGCCAGTACCAGGTGTCGCCACCGGGATTGCTGGAGCTGCCATCCGTGGCATACGTCTGACCCGTGCGGCGCTTACGGCGATTCTCGCGGGTTCTGCCGTACTGCTTGGCACCGCCGAGCACACCCAGCCGGAATGCCAGCTGGCCGTCACGCTTGAACGCCCGGGCGTCCCAGCGCTGATCGATGTTCTTCCAGATGGCCTCGCCGGTCTCGTAGTCGTCCACGCGGCGTGCGTTGCTCTGCGCCTGAGCGCGGAGGACGGCGGTCGCCTTCCGCAGCGCGGCGCGACCGCCCTTGGCGTTGGCCTCGTTCTTCAGCTGGGCCATCTTCGCCTTAACGCCGTCCAGGCCGCTCACGTCGAACCGGATGTTGTCAGCCATCGTTGACGCCCTCGCTGCATGGCAGCGTCATGTATTCCAGCCCGCTGACCGGATCGGCCAGCACGCCATGGACGTTGTAGACCTGCCCCCGGTGGATGATACGGCTCTTGTCGGTGACGCCGACACGGTGCCGGATGGTGATGCGCGCGGTCACCTCACTGTCGATAGCCTGGGCGGCCACAAACTCGCGGACGGACGCCGGAACCACTTCGGCGAACACCGTAGCCAGATCGGCCCACGTCGTGATGGGTGCGCCGGATCCGGGATCCTGACTCTCCACGGGGTTCTGTATCACCACCCGGTGGCGAAGGCGACCGGCGGCAATCACCGCGGCTTCCCGCTCATGTAGGTGCCCGCCTCCGGATCAGCCTCGACGTCCTCACTCTGGCAGACGTAGTCCATCAGCCGGTTGGTCGCCTCTGCGTTCTCCGCCAGCGCCTGAGCCAGCGCCATCATCGCCTGAGCCTGTGCCAGCTGGGCCGCCGCGGACGCCGCCAACGCCGCTGCCAGCTCGTTCTGATCGTTCATGCGCAATCCCCATCCACTTCAACAGCCAGGCCCGACGGCGCAGGCAACCTTGGCAGGCCACATCAAACCCCCAGCCCGACCCGGTAGGGCCAGAGAAGGCTTCGGGTGCCTTCCTTCATATCCGACACGATGGTGCCGGTGATCACGTTTTCGCGGTTCGCGTACAGGTGCCCGAGAGTGAGCAATACGGCCGCACGGATCGCGTCGTTGACGACGATCGGGTCACAGCCCGCGGTGCCGACCAGCACCGCCGCAGCGAGGGCCTCCTCATCCTCGTAAACCCGCCGATTCAGGAAATCTTGAGCGGCGTCCTCTGCCGCTCCGCCGTAAAGCGTCAGCATTTGGTCGTCGTCGCTATCGACCCGGCAATGCTGCCGGGCCTGTTCGATGGTTACCAGGCGCATGTCAGTCCGCCTTCAACGCCGCTTCCAGCGCTTCCACAACGGTCTTGCGGTCCTTACCGGCCTTCTCAGCATCGAGAGCGGACTGCAGCAAGACCTTGTCCTGCAGCCCAGCCAGCGACGCGATGACGTCCGGAGCGTTGCCGTCGACCAGCAGCTCGCCCGGCGTCGACCTGGTGCTGGCGGTGGTGCCGCCTTCCCCCGTACCGCTGCCGGGGCCGGGGCCGGCTTTCGTGCTGGCGCTGGTGCTGTCCACCTCGGGCGCGCCGCCCAGAACTTCCACGAGGCCCTTCTTTTCCAGCTCTTCGGCCTGCCGTTGGTTTCCCACGGTGAACCTTTCGCCCACCTTGCGGGAGCCGTGGTGGTCAAAGCTGGCAATCGCTCGTACTTCGTACATGTCCTGTCTCCAGATAAAGGAAAGGGCGGCCAAGCCGCCCTCTCGGTGGACCGTGAAGCCCCCCTTACGGGGTGTCGAGGTCGGTCATGGTGCCCTTCACGAAGGCTTCCGGACGGTAGACCGTCAGCGCCAGACGCTCTTCCATCAGGATCTTCACCATGTTCTTGACGAAGTCGCGGTCGTCTTGCGTGGCCACCATGACATTGACGTCCTCGCGATCATGCAGCTCGGCCGCGATGCCGCCGCCGAACGCACCCACGAGGAACTCGCCGCCACCCATCGACTGGGTCGGCACCACGTTGCGGCCCCACAGCGCCGGTGTGGTGATGCCGCGCGGGTTGGCGAACAGGTAGGCGTTGTCGTCAGTCTTCTGCAGCTCGATCGCCGCCCAGTCCAGCGGGCTGATGACGATGCCGTCGGCCCAGGCTTCGGCCAGCTCGACCTGCAGGAGCGCCAGACGCAGGCGGTCGATGCGGGTTTCATTCTGGACGGTCACGCCCGGGTTAGCGTATGCGCGCGCCTGGGTGTAAAGACCATCGATATTCAGGCCCACGCCCGAACCCTTGAGCAGCTGGGTTTCTTCCTTGAGCTTCAGACCGTAGCGCAGGCGACCGTCAATGTAGCCGCGAAGCGTCGGGATATCGGCCAGCACCTGGCGGGAGGCGTGGATCCAGTGGGCGATGGTGGTCACCGCCGCCTGATCAGCTTCGAACGTCAGGTTGGATTCTGGCTTCAGGCCGGTCGGGTTTTCGGCCACCACGTCCGCGTTGTTGGTGTAGCCGGTCTCGCGCACGTACTGGATGGCGTTGGAGGTGGTCGGCACCACGTTCAGCAGATCGCGGATGGTCAGGCGGCGCAGGCCCGGGGCGATGATGCCCTCCCGGCGCTGCGGAACGATCAGGTCACCGGCGGATGCGCCGTCGCTGGTCACGACAGCCTTCACATCCATGTTGAACTTGCTGCCGCCGCCGCTGGCCGCGCGCGCGGCCCACGCCTGGAAGTCCTCGTTGGAGGCCAGCTGCTCGCCCATGGACTGCGGCGCGGCGTACTGGCCACCGCCCTGCTCGAGCTTGGCCACCAGCTGCTCGGCCGACTGCAACCGCGCCTGCAGCGCACCCTGTTCGGTCAGCAGCTTGTCGACATTGGCACGGGTTTCATCGGTGAGCCTTGCGTGCGCCTTGATTTCCTTCTCGGCGGTCTCCGCCTGCGACTTGATCTGATCACTGATCTTTTCCAGCTCTGCCTTGATCGCGTCAGGCAGCGCGGCCGCCATCACCGGCGCCATGAGTGCACCTTCGGGGCTGGTGAACAGGGTGGACAGCAAGTGGGTGCCGGCGACCGCGTCTGCGGAAATGACCAGCAGCGCCAGCGTGGTGACAATGGCGGCCAGGATGTACTTGTTCTTCATTGGGTGTACCTCAGCGGTTGGGGATGGAAAACGACTTGAGCGCGGCCAGGTAGTCGGCCTCGGTTGGTGCGACGACAGGGGTTTCCTGGCCGTGAACGGTGGGATCGCCCGCACCGCCGCCAGCGGGATCGCCCGCGCTGGACTTGAGTTCACTGATCAGCTGCATGGCTTCCGACTTCGGCATGCCGGACGCGCGCAGCGCCGACTCAATCCGCCGCACCGCAGAAGCGCTTGTCTTGCCCGCGCCACGCTCGACTTGGTCGGTCGGCAGCAGCTCGTCGGCGAAGCCGCCCTCAATCGCGTCGCTACCTGCGATCCAGGTCTCGGCGTCCATCAGCTTCGCCATCGCCTTCTGGTCCTGGCCGGTACGCGCTGCGTATATGTCGGCCATGGCCCGGTCGAAGGGCTCCAGCGTCTCGGCGTATTCGCGCAGGTCATTGCGGTTACCGGCGGCGACCACCCATGCGTTGTGGATCATCAGGAAGCCAGCCCGGGCGATCTGCACGGTATCGCCGGCCATGGCGATCACCGAGGCCGCCGACGCCGCAAGGCCCAGCACCTTCACGGTTACCTCGCCGTCGTGCTCGCGTAGCAGGTTGTAGATGGCCAGGCCCTCGAACATGTCACCGCCCGGGCTGTTGACGTTCACGGTGACCGGCCCCTTGCCGAGGTTGCGCAACGCGCCGGCGATGCGTTTAGCGGTCACGCCCTCCCCGGTCCAATAGTCCTGGCCGATCACGTCGTACACGCTGATCGAGCGATCGGCTTCGTCATTTGCGGCGGCGCGCACGCCCGGGTGCCAGCGGTCCAGCGCGCGGGGCAGGATCTGGCTGCTAACACCCGCGCACACCCTGCCCTCCGGAGCGCCCGGCAGCTTCTTGATCGTCATGCGGTCAGTCCTTCTCTGGCTCGTCTTTGAATCCCAGGAACGCGCGAATCGCGGCCCGGGCTTGGTTGGCGTCGGACGCCTGCCCGAGGCTGTCCAGCGTGGTCATGGCGCTCTGCACCGTCAGCACCGCGGCGTTGCCGCCCATCGGCTCCCGGTCCTCGAGCTCTCGCACTTCGTCTCGAGTCAACACGCCGTTGTTGACCATCGCGGTGTAGAACGCCGCGCGGCCGGCGCTATCGGCGCGCAAAAGGCCCTCCACGGAAAACTTCGGGTAGAAGCGCGACCGGTCGGTTGGCGTCATCAGATCCTTGCTGATCGCCTGCTCAACGCGCTTCAGCCACGGTGCCAACGTGAACGTGAGGAACCCGATCATCTGCTGCTCGATGCCGGTGCCCCAGCTGCTCGACTTCTCGGTGTGCCCGACCATCCAAGGCGGCACGCGGAACCAACGGCAGACCTCTTCGACGCTGAACCCCCGCGACTCCAGCAGCTGGGAGTCGGATGGCTTGATGCCAAGGCTCCCGACATCGCTCCCGCCTTCCAGCAGCGGTGTCTCGCCACGCTCGACCGAACCAAGCACGTTCTTGTGGAACTCGGCTCGCTGGTTGGGTTTCAGGAAGGCCGCGATCTTGTAGTAGATCGTCTGCAACATTCCGTTACTGAAAGTACGCGCTGCGGCACGGTCGGCCGCTATGGCGCCGCCGAACACGTGAGCCCCATAGGCGATCACCGAAACACCGTTCTTTCCGTCCAGGGTGAACCCCGGGATCTCCCAGATCCGCTCACGGGGAATTACACGCTGCCGGCCATCCTCTTCCGTATAGCGCCATTGCTTCTTCCCATCAGCACCACGCGAGGGATACAGCCGATCTGGGTTGAGGAACTGCAACCCCACCAGGCGACCGCCAATCAAAAGTTTCTCGGCGCGCCCAGCGCCGCGCAGCAGCATGGCTGCGACCATTGCTTCCCAGAACACCGACGCCGAAGAGTCGACGTTCGGCTGGTCACGGATGAGCAAGTGCAGCGGGTGTTGTGGCGCGGGCCTCTTACCATTCTTTGCACGCTCGTACATGCCCAGAGGCAGGGTAGCGATAGTTTCGGAGATCAGGCGCACGCAGGCCCATACTGCAGAGACTTGCATCGCAGTGGCGGGGGTGACAGACACGCCAGCAGGCCCGCGCCCGCTGGCGAAACTGCTCCACCCCGCCTCATCGGTAAGCGACAAGGGAAGCCCTAACCAGTCGCGGACAGCGGCGGCGATGCGGCCGGGCTGCTTCAGTGCCCCGGCCGTCACGCCTGGCCCCTGATCGGCGATGACAGGAATCCGTCCATGTCGCCTTCGTCCTCGCCTGTCGGCATCGACAGACCGATACCCATGAGCAGTGCCGCCATGTCATCGATCTTGTCCGGCGACCGTTTCTTGTCGGGCTTCATGTTCAGGTTTCCATCTTTCAACGCGATGAGGTTGGACGCGCACCAGTTCAGGACCGGGTCGTTTCCGTGTTGGATCTTCTTACCGATGTAGGCCTGCTCGAGCTCCTTCATCGCGGGGTGATAGTTCTTCGTGGTCTGGTTGAATTCGACCAACGGGTGCCCATCCGCCAAGAGACGCTGTGAAATTTCAGCTGCGTTCCAGCGGTCATATCCGATCGCCTGGGGACCGAAGCGGGCGATGTCCTCGCGGATCCTTGCCTCCACCACGCTGTAGTCGGTGACCTCCCCTTCGGTCGCCTCAATCAAACCAGCCGCCACCCAGCCGGCATACGGAACCACCCCGCGCTCAGTGCGCGCACGCACCGCGTCTGCCGGAACGAACCGCCGGCCCCAGGTGTAGTAGACGCCGTCAACTTTCCATACCAGGCGCCAGGACGTCATATCCAGCGTACTTGCCAGATCGAACGCGCCCCAGCACGGCTGCCCTTCGAGCCAGCCCAGATCGACCGCGCCACCGCACCTCTGCCACTTCGTCAGGTCCACCCAGCCGGTGGCAGAAGACGCCGGCCGGTTGAGCCGCTTGATCTTGAACTCGGCAAGCTTCGAGGGCATCGGCCGCGCCTCGACGGCCTCCTTGCGGATGGCCTTCAACAGGTGCGGGTTGGCGTCCATCAGCGGGTTGGCTTTCGGCCACGCTGATTCATCGAATTCATCGTCGTCATCGTCGACGGCGAAGAACACCACCAGGAAGTGGTCGGCCGAATCGCCCAGGATGCCCTGTAGCACCTGCTTGGCGAACTGCCGTATTTCTCCCCACGGCCCCGGGTTGGTATATCCCTCAGTCGTGGTGTACAGCCATAGCGGGTTGCTGCGAGCGCCAGCAGCTGACGTCAGCACGTTTAAGAGGTCCGCCGACTTGTGGGCGTGGATCTCGTCCAGGCCTACATGCGACGGGTTGAGGCCGTCCTGCGTACTGGCCTTGGAGTTGATCGGCTTGAACGTGGCCCCCGTCTCCACCCGGCTGATCGCGTTGGCCCAGCACGCCAGACCGAACGCCTCCTGCAGGTCGGGCGTCTTCTCGGTCATGCGCTTAGCGACGTTGAAGATGATCCGCGCCTGGCTGCCGGTCGTGGCCGCCGAAATGATTTGGGCGCCCTCTTCCTCTTCGCAGCACTGGCAGTAGAGCAGGATCGCCGCAGCCAACGTCGACTTGGCGTTCTTGCGGGCAACCGCGAACAGCGCCGAGGTGAAGCGCCGGCTGCCATCGAGGTTGCGGAAGCCGAACAGCTGCACCACGAAAAACACGTGGGACCGGTGCAGCTCGATCTCCGGCCGTGCCCACTTTCCTTCAACGTGCGGAAGCTTCTCGATGAAGTCGCATGGGTCGCATGCGTGCCACTCATCGAACAGGAACGGCGGCCGCTTCCGCTTGGCGCGCTTGAGGTCCGCCAGGAATCGCTTGCCGGCCAGCCGAATCCACTTGCCGAACTTCTTGCCCTTCTTGTCGGCTACCGCCTCTTCGGCATACGCCGTGGCGATACCAACGTAATCACGCACGGGTCTTCCGCTTCGCACCGTTGTTGGCGAAGGAGTTCCCGGTCTTCTCGACATCGCCGGACGGCCGGACCTTGCCCTGGGCAACTGGCGTCAGCCCGAAGTCATTCATCAGGCCGCGCAGCTGCGACACCATCGACGCCACCGGAGCCAGGCCGGCGGCATAGAGCTGCACGGTGTTGCCGTGCAACGCGCACAGCTGGCCGAACGCGGATAGGCCGGCCTCGGTCAGCAGCTTGTTCGCGTGCAGAATCGGTGCCAGCCGGTCCCATTCCTTGATGGCGTGGGCATTCGGCAGCCAGTCCGGAGCAGGCGGCACGTCGGACACCAGCGGCAGCTCGGCGGCCGGCGCCGGCGGCGCGCGGTCAGGGCGATCCGTGCCGGCCACCACTTTCAGCGATGTCGGTTTGCGGGGGTTCGCCATATTCGTTCCGAGGGCGGTCGTTTGACCGCGAAAAAATGGTTTTTCTCAACTGACGGTGCAAATAAACAGCTGGGCGCACGGTCAGGAGCGCGGACGACCTGAACTTTCGACCCGCCCCTCCCCCTCCGGGCCTCCCCGGCGGCGTGGGTGCAGATTTTCGTTCAGGTTCGCCCGCTGGTCGGCCGTGCCCCGCGAGGCCGGTTGCCGAAGCCGCCGTCCTCGCCTGCTGTCTTCACGTCGTGGCAGCGCTTGCAGAGGGGCTGCCAGTTCGACGTGTCCCAGAACAGATCCTGGTCACCTCGATGCGGTATCACGTGGTCAACGATGCGAGCCAAGGTCACGCGGCCGTACCGCTGGCACTCCGCACAGAGCGGTGCGCGCTTGAGGAACGTCTCGCGGGCCTTCTGCCATCGCCCGCCGTAGCCGCGCTGCGCGGTGGTAAGGCGAACGGCCTCGGCCGGGACGTGCGCCACGGCATCGGCCTTGTGCGGCCGGTGCTTGGGGGCACGCGCAGGCACTACCGGTCAGCCTGGATCACGGCTTGGCAGGCGCGGAGCTGGTCGTCGGCGTCTCGACCGATTCGAACAACTCGGCCCGCAAACTCTTCTCGGCGCTGGGTGGCCGCATCACGTTCGAGGGTGCCGGCTGCGGCTTGGGACAGGAGGCCGGTGTGGCACGCGGCGAGGTCGTTGCGCAGGCGGAGAGCACCAGAGCGCAGGTCAGCCACAACAGCATCAGCGACGGCCGGGGCCGCAGCGCGGTCATCTTCATGCTTCGCTCCGATAGTGGCCATGGTGCCGGCCTGGCTATGCTCGATTGCCCGAGCTGCGTTCACTTGATCGACGACCGCCGCTGCGCCTTTCGCCCGCTGGTCAGATTCGGCCACGTTCGCGCGGTCACCGCGCCAGGACCAACCCGCCCAGAAGGACAAGGCGATCGCCGTGGCGGCAAGCAAGGCGTAAAGACGGATCATCACGGCATCTCCGGCGGGATCACCGCGCCTACCTGGCGCATGGCCGACTCCAGCGACATAACGCGCAGCCTCAGTCGGTGGGCCTCTTCCTGCGCCGTCATGCGCAACTTGATTTCCTCGGCCAGCTGCAGCGTGGTCGCCGCCTGAGATTCCTCCAGCGACTTCACGCGCTGCACCAGGCCATTCAACAGGTCGACGTTGGCGTCCGTCTCGGTCCGCTCTTTGCGGCGGGAGAGCAGCGCCCCCCAAGTTTCCCTTGCCACCCAGAACGCGGCGAGACCGCCGGCCATCCACCACGGGACGGTTTCCTCGGTCATGACACGACCACGCCACCGGCTTTACGGTAGGCCGCCAGCAGGTCATCCAGCTTCCGCTCGTGCTGCCCGTACCCGGCGCCTGGCAGGCTCGCCCAGATATTGCGTACGAAGCCGATCGCCTTGACGACATGGCCGGCCTTGATCAGGTCCAGCGACCGCCGCTCCCTTATCTGCTGAATAGCGATCAGATCCTGGCTGATCGGAGAAAAGTCCGGCAGCCCCAGCAGACGGCGGTACGCGTCGTAGTACCGCGACAGCAGCTGGTAGCGACCGGCCGCCGTGGACTTGATGCCCAGCCTGGGCAGCGACACCAGTTCGCGAGGGTGGTCGGCATAGCCGGTGAACAGCCTGCCACCCACGATCACGTCATAGCCGTGATCCTTCGTGGGCTGCTTGCCGTTGTCGGTGCCCTCGGACCAGGCCAGCATGTCCAGGAACGCCACGACGTTCACGCCGCCGGCTTGTTGGGGAGTGATGCGAGCCATGGGCCTTCTCTGTCAGGGCGCCCGCCCCTCCGCCGGCTGGGCGCAAGGGTTGATCCCGTCTGGGAAGCGGGCAAAGAAAACCCCGGCTGTTGGGCCGGGGCTGGGTCGTGCGCGATGGTAGTGAATCTACCCCCAATTGTGCGGGAGTGTCACTCCCGCAGTCATTTAGCGGTGAGGATCTGTGCAAGCTCGGCAGCATTCAACTCCCGGTCTCCCATAACCGTATCGCGGATGGGCTCAAACAGCGAGTGCATCGCCGCGTAGCGGGCTTCTCGCAGCGAATGAGAGTTGAAACTCCGACCCTTGAACTCGGTGAAACGATTGAGATCGTTAACCAAGAGGCGCGTGTAAGCCATCAACTCGGTTTCGCCATTGCCATCAAACCCATCGAACTTGGCGGTCAACGCGAACTTGCCAGCGGTTGCTTCCAGCGAAGTGCGGCCGGCAGCATCGAGGTTCTTCAGACCGTCCTCGATGAACGACCACATGTCGAGCACGTCGATGACGAACTTGAAGCCTTCCGGCAGTTCGTTGTCCGAGGAAGAGAAGGCGCCACTATGCTCGAAGGGAATCGCGAACTCGTGCTTGTCGATAGCGACCTTCTTGATGAAATCCGCGTCGAACTCCCCGTGGACCTTCATTGATTTCTGAATATCTGCCAGCATGATCACAATCAACCGCTGCTCATCGGTGAACTTCATCTTTCCTCCCTGATCAGCGCGCCACCTTGGCACGCTTTCACGCGATTCTAACCATTAAAGCTCACGCAGCTCTGCTCAGGGCGCTGGAAAGAGCCCAGCACGCCTCCTGCTCCGAGTCGATCATCTGCTGGAGGAGCCACTCGTACACCCCGCGCCATTTGGCCCGATAGGTGGACTCGTCGCGCCCGATGGCAGCGGCGCGCCGGCGGTCGCTCACAGCGCCCAAGCCTGACCCGCTACATACGTTGCAGACCACCCGAAGATCCCCGGCCGTCGTTTCGCCGCGCCCCTCGCAGAAATGGCAATGCGGCTTGGTGGCGATCTCGTTGATCACGGCGCCGGCCAGGCTCGGCAGCGACTCCCGCGTACTGATCGGCCAGCACTGCGCCTTGATCTGGCCCAGGC